CAAAAGTTCAGTGAACATGGTTAAGATTACTCGCAAGTTTTCCGTCAGTGACGGGGTTGCGAGCGAGCTCAGCAAGCGTTTTCCAGAGGTGACGTTTGTTTTGGATGGGAGTGGACACCACCCCCACCCAATTGGAGCTCTTGAAAGAGCTGTTTGTGAAGCCGAGCTGTATCGGTGGGCAAGTGAGTTTGATTTTCCCGATTATGAGCTTTCTATTACGGACATTGGAGGTAATGCCAACAGGCATTTATCCTCCGGCCGTTTGAACGTTCATTCCTGCAATCCGATTCTTGACCCCGCTGATGCCACGCGTCGTCTTCCAGAGAATTATTCCCCTGGCGCCAGCTACTGTGGATCTAAGTCCATTGATTGTCTGGCGCCTAATCCTGATGTTTACATGGCCGTTCATTCGCTCTATTACCTTACTCCTCAAGAGGTTTTGGAGCATGTTCATAAAGCTAATGCTAAGAGACTTTATGCAGCGGTGCACGTTTTCGATGACCTTTACGGCCAATATCATGGCAATTCGGAGGTGGGCTTTGAGTCTACATACCAGTGCTATGCTAAGGGGTCCGAAGTTTGGGTCACGATGCAGGTTTCTGGGAATTCTCGTCCTTATCAGCACAACGCTTGTTTCTGGTTGAAATCTGGTTATTACTCTTCTGGAGGCAAGGCTATGGCTTGGGAAGGTAAGCAGAAAGGTGATACCTGGCTCTTCAAGTTCGCACCTGCAAAGGTCGGCTTGGAGACTGTGGTTACTCCTCCTATGTCGTTGATTGAGTCGATCCATCATAAAGACCATTATGGCCAAATTGATGGTGTACTTAGTTACGGCGATTCTGCTGAGTTCCGTCCGATGATGGAATTTCTCAAGGTTCACGATTGCGAGATGTATAGTATCTGTGGGCACGTTTGGCTCCGTCAAAGTTCTTCTAGGATGGTGATGGTTCCCAAGCACGTTGTAACTACAGTTGCTAATGAACTTGTAGGTGCTCCCCGTGACAAAGCGGCCCTTCGTAAGGCTGTTGCAGTCATGAGGAATGTCACTAGGCGTCTTAAGATGCCCCCGCAAATTCAATCGTCTTGCTTGACCTATGGCGTGGCTTTGGCTTTTGTTTGCCACTTGAATGATGAGATAGGAGCTTTTAGTTCTCTTCTCCGTCCCAGGTGGCAAAAAGCCTATAAACACTTGGTCAGTGTTCTCTCTCTTGAGAATATAGTTTGTTGTGCAGGACATGTGGAAGATGACGAGGTTGTGAACGCTACTACTATTGCTTATGCAGAGAGTCGTTGTAGTGTACCTTCGCAACCTTTCGACGCCGCCAAAGCTGCTTGGTTCGGCGTCGAATGTGGCAAACCCCTTGTCAAACGTCGTCCCGGTTCGCGCATTTCCAACGTGAACAGGGACCCTATTGATGACAAGAGTCAGCTCTATCCGGTGGCGGTTACCTTTAGCAATTACATCCCTGTCGTTCCGTACTCCTCTCCCAACAATGAGGTGTTAGCTGTTAACAACAGAGCTCTCATGGACACCCCCGTCCCAGGTACCATGAAGCTTGTCGTTGGCACTGTCGCGTGCCCTTATTTAGGAACCGCTCATGTCCACGACCCTATGGATGACGTATTGCAGGAGGTTTCACACTGGATTGATCGCTTTAACAAAGTCGAGGATATAACTCCAGAGGATGTCGAGAAGTACTTCACCCTCTGGAATATGCGATTTCCCCCGGCTCGCGCCAATACTCAGAGGAAAGTTTGGCGTGAGGTTATGGATAGGGGCCATTTGGAGAAGAGAGATTTCGTGTTTGACATGTTTGTCAAGCGTGAACTCACGCCCAAAGGGGGTCCTGAGTTTCAGGATTTTGACCCTAGAGCTATCCAGAGTCCCTCAACCGCGGCTAACGTTGTAACAGGTCCATTCTTTTACCAGTTTAGCAAGCGGCTGTGTAAAGTATGGAATTCAGATTCTCATATCTGTTACACGTCCGGTATGAATGGGGAGGAAATCGGTGCGTGGCGGGCCCAATTTGGGGATGAACCCGTCACCATCCTCGAGATCGATGAAAGTAGGTATGATGCCCATATGGGCAAAAATTCCTATGATGTTAAACTCGCTTTTTATGAGGCTTTTGGGTTTAGTGATTGGCCTATGGCTAATGAGGCGTACGAGGGCCAGAGGAAGAAGGTCGGCTATGGAGCCAAGGGTGTTAAGTACTCTGTTGATTACACCGTTGGCTCCGGCCAGCCTGACACCTCCTGTGGTAATTCGCTTTGGAATGGCTTAAAGGTTTCTGCTTTTTTGAACAAGCAGGGGCTCGCTGGCCGTTATAAGGTTTTGGTCCATGGCGACGATTCACTTGTAGTTATTCGTGGCCAAGTCTCACAGTTTACCAATTCTAATATAGCTTACATGAAGAAAACCATGGTCGAGTATAATAAGGCTTTGGGTTTTGATGTTAAAGTCAAGGTCCATCAGTCCTGGGCTCAAGCCGAGTATTGTTCTTCTTTGTTCTGGCCCGTGTTGGGTGGTTACGTGTTGGGTGCAAAACCCGGCCGTCAACTAGTCAAGATGGGTTGGAGCCTGAACAAGCTAGATGCGGGCCAGACCAAAGGTATGCTCCTCGGAGCCAAGCTTCAGTACGGTTTTGTTCCTGTTCTCAGAACTTACGTAGGAGCTTGTTTGGGTTTATGTAAATCTTTTGCAGCTAAGAGGTTTACCGATGGTAGGGAGGTGTACAAAAGTATGATCACCAGTCGGCATTTGATGACCGACGATACCATTGACTTTTTCATGGATCGTTACGACTGTCACCCCGGTGTTTTGGAAGAAGAACTTCTTGACATTATGAGGGGTGCGGATGGTTTAACAACCATGGTTGACTGGCCGGGTATTTCGTCCCTGCTTGATGTCGACCTTTAGTCCAGCTCTCCGCCTAGTTAAAACCTTCTGGGTGTGGAAATAGGTAGCTTGCATGGTATGTCATAATGGCAAAGAAGAAGAAGACAGTTGTTGTTGTTTCGAGGAAGAATAAGAAGAAGCCTAAGAGGCAAACGAACGAGGTCACTCGGCTTGGTTCAGCCTTACGGTCCCTTGGTGGACTCGGTGGTAGTGCGCTTGGCTCGTTGGTCGGGATGCCTATCACGGGTTCGTCAGTTGGTTCGTCTTTGGGTGCCGCTCTTTCACGCTGGCTTGGGTCTGGGGACTATACTGTCTCGAGTAACTCAATTGTCCAGCGTACGATGTCAGGATCTTCGTCGGTTCCTGCGATGCACAATCAGAATCAATCGGTGGTTGTGCGTCACCGTGAATTTCTCGGTGAAATCAAAGGTTCGACGGCGTTCACTATTCAGGGCGAGTACGTCATCAATCCAGGAATGAGTTCCACTTTTCCGTGGCTCTCAGGTATAGCTGCCAATTTCCAGGAATACAGGTTCAAAGGTGTGGTGTTCCACTATGTATCTACAAGTGGGACTGCCGTGTCTGGGACCAACCCTGCAATTGGCTCTGTTATGATGCAAACCACTTACCGTTCGAATGATGTTCCCCCGGCCACCAAGATAGATATGCTTAATGAATATTGGGCGTGTGAATCTGGTACCGCTGAGGCTTTTGCTCATCCAATTGAATGCAGCCCAAAAGAGAATCCTTTCTCCACTCAATGGATTAGGACTACTTCAGTGCCCACTGGCGATAATATGCTTTTGTACGATCTTGGCAAGATGTTTATAGCCACCTCTGGGCAACCCGCTGCCGGTAATCCTATCGGCGATTTGTGGGTTACCTATGAGGTTGAGCTTCGGAAACCAGTTACCTCTTCCAACGTCACTTCCACCAATCTGTTTTATCAGTGTAAGTGGAATGTTGGAGGCGGTTCTTGGTTTGCAAATCCTGTCAGTGCTCCCCAGGGTAATCTGAACCTCACAATTGATACTTCCGCACCCAAGATCTCCTTGCCTGTGGGTCTTCGCGGTACGTTCCTCGTTTGTGCTTCGTTTACCATGACTGGAACTAGTACGAATAATTTCGCCATTTCAGCTCTCAGTAATTGTGTCCTCTCCACCAACATTGTGCCCCAGTCTCCTTGTGCTGGTACTGGGCCTGCATCATTCACTTGCTTTGCTCTTCTCACAATCCTTGATCCTATGAAATCCGCCGGTTTCTGGCCTAGTGGTTCCTACACGCCAGCAGCCGTCGACACTTTAACAATCACTATCTCTCGTGTTTCCACTTGATTTGCCGTGCACTAGGGCCCTAAGTGCGGGATAGCCGCCCGCCTCCTAGTTTTGGGTTAAATGTGCTTAGTTAAGCGATTGGAGTCCGCTTAATGAAAAGAATGTCCACTTCGGCCTATGAAACCCAC